ATCATCAAGAGCTTTGTAGCCTTGCTGGTTGGCTTTCTTCTTTTCAATATCGGACATGATATTGACAGGCTCGCCAAGGTCAACATCTCGGTAGAAACCCGTGGCTTGTAGCTTCCTAAGTTCATTCTTGGTTTTTCTCATGACATGGGTAACACGCTCGCAAGTCCTGAGACTTGAAGCGCCGTATGGGACAATGATGTCTTCTGCGGTGACATAGATAGAGGTTCCTCTACCCAGTACAGGATCATCATAAACCTTCTTAAACCCAGACCCGGCCAACCCTAAACCAAATAACATCCGCTCATGTTCCGGTCTGTATTCCGGCATTTTCTCGGTAATCTTGTAGTTCATGTCTTCTTCAACACGACTTGCTGCGGTTTCCTTTTCCTTGGTGGATGTTCCAAAGATTTCAGTCTTAACAGGCCCGGCCGCAGGGAATGACTCCATAATAGACTCGGCTTGGAATCTAATAGCAGCTTCGGTTAGAACTGTTGAATAAACCCCGCAGGCTCCATTCCAAGGCTCAGTACGCTCTTCATACTTAAGACCCAGTACCTCTAAGCCCTTGACATAAGACTCAGCCCATTCTGAACGGCTATTGATGTCTGCATCTACCAGAGCGATAAGCTCTGAACCAATGGAAGACAAAGTTCTATCATCCAGAACTTCGGCTAAGTTTTGGTAGAAATCCCCACCCAAGTCCTGCCCAGCTTCTAGGGTTATCTCTACATCCCCTGTATCGATAGAAACTGCGTCTGGATTGTCAATCTCAATCTCTAAATCCGGTTCTGCGGCGATGCCTTGTGAATATAAAGCTTTGTCGATAGTCATGATATTTCCTTAAATTAATTTCAAATTACCTTTGATTGATTTATCAATCGCTCCGCCTTTTGCTTTGGTAATTCCTTTGCCCCGTAAGGCTGCTAATTCTGCTTCTTCATTATCGTTTAAACCACTTGGGGTTAAACCTAAAGGTAAAAAACTTTCGGCAATATCGCCAACTGCTTTTCTTAAATCTCCTGCGCTTGCTGCCCCAGCACCACTAAGTAAAGCCGCAACTACACCAGCTTTACCACCAAGTCCATTTAATCTTTCTGGTCTTGGGTGGATTTCAGTGATTTCATTACCCCAATGAATGTTTCTTCCTGATGAACCTACAGGGCTTTCGCTTCCATAAATTTCTACAGGGTTTAAACCTACTTCGGGTTTTGTTTTGTAAGGCGCTTGAAAAAGGGTTGTGCCTGCTTTTTTAGGCCCGTAATCTTCCATCAGTTGCAAAGCAACTTGCCCTGTTGGTTTGCCATTTTCTAAAACAGGAACAAACTTTGTCCCCATCTCTGCGTTTTGATATAAACCTGCAATGTTGTTTACATGTTCGGGATCCATGAATATGGTTTTACCAGAACGTTGTTGAACACCTGTAGATGTATCTCTATGATTTTCTCCGCTACGGTTGCGGGTTGTTGTATTATCGTCATGATAAGCGTAAGTCGAACCACGTGAGGTTTTAAATACGGACGATATATCATCGGTTCCTGTCGGAAGTTTAAACAGTGGATCATAATCAGCCATCAGTAATACTCCAATTTACGTCTGTGGTAGATAGGCTCATCTTCCTCATCTGAGTCGATGGTGATAAACCCTCCTTGTCTGAAACGCAACAAAGCTTGAGAACTTGAGTCAACCAAGTCATCATGGTCTCCGTTGGGGAATGCGGCCAGCTCTTCCATGACCTCATCAGCCCATCTTGTGTCTGGACACCATACTGCGCCGGATGCAAACAAGTCAGATATTGCGTTTACACGTGCTATCTTATCGCTTCCTTTGCTCGGTGTATACTCAGAAAGCGGTATGCCCATCTTTCTTAATTCATAGATTAACGGCGCTCCTGCGGCCTTTTTTTCAACAATCAAGGTATCTGGGTTCCACTGTTTAAACATTTCAAGAGCCTTCTTCTTAAGATCTGGGAACTCCATCCTTTCCTTGAAAGCATCCAACATGATGATATTGGCCTTGGAAACGCCTTGGGCGTTGGGATGATAGAACACTCCCCACGTTGTACATGCTGAATAGTCAGCCCTATTGTTCTTTTCAAAGGCCGTGTCCCAGCTTTGGATCAAATAATCGCAAGCTGGAGGAACTTCATCAGGCCATATCTTCCACATATCCCGCTTAATGATCGCACCCTCTTCCGAGGTTGGGTTCTGTTGATACTGCGCTTCCCATTTAGCTACTGGAAGTTCAGATTTAAGGCTTTCTAATGCTTCTTTAGACCAAAACCCTGGCCAAAGAGGGGTTCCTGACGGCAAAATAGCCGGAAAATCAATGATTTCCCACTGATCTACCCCTTCTTTTACTTGATTCTTAAGGATTTGACCTGTCAAATCCCTCTTAGACCACCTTGTCATCACAATAATGATGGCTCCCCCCGGCTGTAAACGCTGCCGAGGGCCAGATGTATACCACTCATATACCTGATCAAAGACCGCAGGGTTACCTTGCTTGGCTTCCTGCTCCGAATGAGGATCATCTATGATTAAAAGATCAGCCCCTTTACCTGTAACAGCGCCGCCAACACCGATAGCAAAGTAATCACCACCCAAGTGAGTGTTCCATCGTCCAGCAGCTTTACTATCTGACGATAGCTTCGTGTCAAATACTCTTCCATAAACATCCGATGAAACAAGGTTCCTAACTTTCCGTCCAAAGCCTACGGCTAGTTCTGCGGTGTGAGCTGTCTGAATGATCTTCTTCTCCGGAAACTTACCCAGAAACCATGAAGGAAGAAGAAATGAGGCAAACTCAGACTTGGTATGCCTTGGAGGCATATTGATAATCAACCTCTTAAGACTTCCGGCGGCTACACGCTCAAAAGCATCAGCCATGATTTGATGATGTTTACCCGATATAAACACAGGCCACATCTGAGAAGCAAAGAAGATAAAAGACTCCTTACATCTCTCTACCCTGTCATATTCCAACAACTGCCTAATCTTGTTCTGCTCATTCTCATCTACCCTATCCACTATGGATAGGTAATCGGCTATTTCTTGCTTGGTTAGCAATGTCATAAAGCAACCACGGCTCTTACCGATCTGTCCGTCACTCTTATACTGCGGGCTTTATGAGGCTTCATGGCTATCTTTCCCTCGTCTATCAACTTATGCACAACCCTATGTATGTTGGACTTAGACTGCTTATTCACACCACGGGCTATTACAGAATAAGACGGCGCTACACCATGCAACCTAATGTAAGCTTTAATAAAGTCCAATATAAGCTGATCCTTCTCAGTCATAAATCCTCGCATTTTATGCTCATCATCGCTTTGCTCCTGTTTAAACAATCAGTAGTTTAAACGTATTACAGAACGTTCACAAGCCTTTTTTGAAAAATATATATACCCCCCTGTTTAGGAATTGGTTTTGGGATGAGAACGTTCTATTTGAGGGGGTGGGGTATTTGTTTGTTGGGATTAGAGCGTACAGGCTGGCGGGGTGGTCGCTGGCTAGGGATGGGGGTCGGGGTATAGTGGGTCAGCGCCACACCCGTTTACACGTGCAACCCGTTTACACGGCCATGCGTTTACACGGCCTTGACACCAGTAGCAAGGGGGCGCACGTTGTTGAGTAGCTTTAAGTGTGTGGCCAACTCACGCTTGAGTTCATCTGGTGTTGACTGCTTGATCTCTGCTTGGGTCTTGTCAATGAAGAGTCCGACAGACTTGCCTAGTAGTTCCAGTGCCTTTAATTTAGTGCCCTCTTGTTTGGCCTCTTTACTATGTGCCAACAGTTGCTTGAGCACGTATCGCTTAGTCCCCGCCACATCCTCACTCAAGTGTTCGATGGTCTCCTCGACCCCATCATTCACTAGCCGTTTGATCCTGATGTCCTTTGCAAGCTTGGACGCATTGGACATCACACAAGCATCATTGGCCTTTGAATTAGGGTAGGCCTCTCTGTAGGCGACTTTGAGAGTCGCCCCTCTGATAAGGCAGTTACTGAATGCTATTTGAGAGGCCGTGAGAGGTCTCTCTCTCTTATGCATTGATCCTACTACTTGGCCGTCTATTCTTATCCTTGGTTTGTCTGCGAGCATGGCCAGCCGTTCAGCTTCGCTCATCTCCCCCGCATCCAAAATCTCATCGGTTGCATCAAGCTCTTCAAGCTTGGCGAGGTACTCTTCACTGGTTGTTCTGCTCATGTTTAAACACTCCCCTTATTAATATGATCCAACACTGACTAACCCTGATTGTAATTACAGTGCCGTTCTTGTCAACAGCTTATCCACAAGTGTGCATAACTTCAAGTTATCCACAGGATGTTATCAACAGGTTTTCTATACAGTATCACTTATCCACTGATTATGCCCAGCTTTATGCACATTACAGTATTAGTACTCAGTTGCCGTTGAAATGCCTCAAATTCTAAACCTATAGTACACTGAAATGGCCTGTAATACTTTGGTTTCTGATATCCACTAGGATCGCTCAGGAGCGCTTAAAATTATTTTCCAAGGGTAAGGTAGCCTGAGACCCTGAAAATCGATTGTAGGCCGTTTAAATCGGTCTGATTATGTTAAGTTATTGACCCTTGGCACATTCTATGCTTAAACTCAAAATGAATACTTAGATACACAAACGCAGTGCAGGCCGTCCTCTAATATATAAGGCTTTGAATTGCCTTTCAATTGTAAAGATATGTAAAAACACAATATTAATATTATCCTGTCAACCAATAGTGATACAGTCACGTTGTAGATAGGCAAGGCAATTAGTTTAAACACACAAAGGGGTTCAAGATGAAATACGAAATATGGCAAGACAATGGCGTGTCCACAATTTTCGAGTACGACTCAGACGATTTCGATGAGGTGTTGAATGCGTTTTGCGCTGAGGCGGGATACATTGATCACTCAGATTATGCGACTCGATTCGGATTGACTGACAGTCCCTTCAACATTAAACAAATAGACTGACATTTCAGCGTTAAGGGCTTTGCCCTTAGCAGTGCAATGTCGCACAACAAAGGGAAAATCAAAATGAAAACTGTTTTTACATCTCATGGACATGACTCATGTTCAGTAAAATATTTGGATAAAGTATTTGATTTAATTGAAAATCGTACTTTTATCAGAAGAGGGCATTATGTATTTGAGATCATCGGTCTCAACGGTGCAGAGCGACAATTGTGCAGAAATTTGGCAATGAGTGGCATCACTCTTATATGTGATCCTGCTATTGATTTGATCGATATTATCCGCTTAGAGTACAGAAAATTCCAAACTCAGCAATTGAAAACATTTTCGTAAATTGACATTCTAGCGTTAAGCCCGTTGGGGCTTAACAGTGCAATGTTGCATTATTTGATGGAGGTTTTATGTTTTCAACACGTGAAGAGTATTTAGTAGCACTCATTCAAGAGTTGCGTCCCATGTTCGATCTGTACGGGTCACCCTTACCACAGGCCATCCGAATTACCTGCGGTTTCCCACTGAACGCCAAGCGCTCACGGGCGATTGGCGAGTGTTTCCCCTGCCAAAATAGTGGCGATAACCACTATGAGATCCTCATCTCCCCTGAGCTTGCCGATCCTCAAGCAGTCGCTGAGTGCGTGATCCATGAGCTTTGCCACACAACCGATGGGGCAATGAATCATGGTGCAACGTTTAAACGCATCGCCGATGCTATGGGTCTTGTACCCTCTGCCACACGTGGATACAAGGCCACGTCAGGGGCGCTCGACTTCATGACACGCTACGGGGCAATCATTCAGTCACTCGGTGACTACCCTCATGCTCAATTGTCCTACGCTACCCGTAAGACTCAAGGCACTAGGATGCTCAAGGCCATGTGTGCCTGCGGTTATACCATTCGCCTGACGGCCAAGTGGGCATATGACCAATACGGCAGTCCCCGTTTGCCTGCCTGCCCCATCGATGGCCAAGCTTTAACCCTAGTCTGAGGATCAAAATCATGGGAATCGTCAACAAACAAATCATGGTGACCCTGCCCCTCGCCACAATCACGGGGGCTTACCTGAAATTTTCAGGTGATCCAAGACCACCAACCGATAAGTCAGTCATGATCCAGTGGCTTGATGGCCAAATCGATGCAGGGAAATTAACCCTTGATGACGTAAAGCAGGCACTGCCGTTCGCCCCCGTTGTCAGTACGGCCAACCCTGCGCTTGAGGCCGTGGCCAATAATGCTCAGGCCGTGGCACTGGAATCGGTCGAGAAAATCAAGGCCTTGACCAACACCCTAGACGTGCAGTCCAAGGCCATTCAGAGGATCGAGGATTCACTCGCAGACATTGCAGAGGTCAGTGTTGGAGTGGATCAGGCAGAGGTCAATCGCAAGCTTGAGACCCTGATCGACAACGCCTTTGCCCCGTTTAAACAGGCCGTCATTGCATCAGGGTCAGAGGCCAAGGTCGCTAATTTAAACCCCGTGGTCAAAGTGGATCGCAGATCCTGCCTTGATGTGTTCGGGATCGACCTCCCCTTTGAGTTCGATATCTACAATGATGCATCTGCCCCTGCGGTTGACCCCTGTTTTATTTGGACTGAGTCGATCCTCCGCACCCTCGCATTCGCTCAGGACACGGGTCGCAATACATGGTTCGGGGGCGAGAAAGGTACAGGGAAATCGCAGACTGCCGAACAATTCAGCGCTCGGACAGGCCGTGGGTTCATGAGGTATAACTTCCACAAGTACACCACTGCATCGGATTATTTAGGTGATGTGGGGCTTGAGAATGGGGCGACAGTGTTTAAACGTGGGGACTTCCTCACTGCTTACACTGCCCCCTCGACTGTGATCCTGCTCGATGAGATCACCAACGCAGACCAAGGCGAACTAGCACCCTTGAATGGTTTTCTCGAACCCAATGCCAAGGTGACATACGGGGGTCAGGTGTGGCGTAAGGCCGAGGGCGTGATGATTTTCGGGGCAGACAATACCCTCTTGAATGGTGAT